TGCCTGATCATTATCCCTCTTTATTCGAACAAAAAGCTCTTGCTCTTCTTCACGGCTAAGAGGTTTCAGTTTTGCAATTTCCGACATATATTTGTCGAGAATTAAACGATTTGTGGATGTCAATATGACACCTGATCCTGATTTTGAACGATAATCCATAAGAAATTATTATTTTTGTTTTGCAAAGATACAAAAAATAATCTTACCAATTCTTTATTGGGTTGAAAATCTTTAGCATAATTGTATTTCAATATATTTATTAATTAAAAAACAAATATGAAATTAAAAAATGTATTAACATTAATATTGGAACAGAGCCAATATGAAGTAACAGCCAAGAAAGTTCTTATGTCAAAAGAAGGTATGGATGAATCAAAAGCAGATGATTTGATCAACCAATTTAAATCGAATGATTTTGTCAAGAAAAAAGGTGATGCTATTACACTAATGGCTATTTTATATAATTTAAATGATAATGTAAATCAAGTAATTAATATTGGAAAAGAATTTATTGATTTGCTTGTAGACGGAAAAATCAAATCATTTTCTGTAGATAAAGTAGAAGATAAGTATCTTTTAACTTTTTTGACTAGCGGAGGTACAACAAAACAACCCAAAACATTTACAGATATTGCAAACTTTGTTCACGGACAACAAAGTGATACAGGAAAAAAACCAAAGAAATCGGCAGAAGGTATTGAACCTACCAAAGACAAACCGATTATGAGTGCAAACGGTATTGATGTTTTTGACGCAAGAAGTGTTGGCAAATGTATTGAGTATGGCGAAGGCAGCCTTACAGGAATTGAATATTCATTCTGCATCGGCAAAAGAGGATCTCAGAATATGTATAGCACATATAGAATAAATGATGGATCAACTTTCTATTATGTTGTTGATAAAAATAGAATGAAGAAAAATGAAGACGGTAGCTTGGACTTGAGCGATCCATTGCATATTGTTGTCTATGATATGTTACCTGATGGTAGGGTTCAATTAACGGATCAAAATAATCATACAGGTGACATAGCTGAATTTGGTACCGATTATGAAGCATATCAAGAATATCTCGAAAAGAATGGTATCGATTATACCAAAATGGTTAACAGACCAAGAACTGAAGAGGAATATTGGATTGCAGAAACAACCAAGAATAAAAATGGCAGTATGGATTTCTTGTTGCATTTGATTGATCAAGGTCGAGAAAGAAATGAGGAAAGACACGAAGAAGATCCAAAAAGAGGTGTATTGAGATATGTTTCCGATTATATCAATCAAGGGCATACTTTATCTGATGAACAATTCGATTATATTTTTGACAACGCAAAATAATGGCTGAAGGTAGAACATATGGAATTGTATTTCCTTTTAGAGATTCATCAAAAGGAACATATTTTGAACTTTCCGAAACAAACGATGATGAAATACGCAGCAGCTTATTGCATCTTCTTTTAACTAGAAAGGGAACAAGGTATTATTTGCCAAATTTTGGAACTCGATTGTATGAGTATATATTCGAACCAATGGATGGTCCAACCTTTTCAGACTTGGAAACTGAGATAAGAGAATCCGTTGCAGAATACATTCCAAATATTACGGTTACCAATATAAGCATTAAACCAGCATCAGAAGGTGAGGAAAATAAAGGCACATATATCAATTCAGATGGTCAAAGGGAATTCACGGTTCCCAATATTGGCGTTGCCGAACATACAGCCAAAATAAGAATTGATTATACCATAAACGATAGCGCATTTAGCCCATCTGAATTTGTAATAATAAATATCTAATGACCTACTACGACTTATTAAAACAATATATATCAACTGGATATCCATTGAATAAACGTCAGTTTGATAAAATAAATAAAGATGGTCAGTTATTGAATTCTTATTTTTACAGTAGAGATAAATTAATTTACATTGATAAATATGATTTAAAAAAATATGAGGTAGATTTTATAGAAAACAATCCAAAATATTTTTCTAAATTTAAACCATATAATCTAATAAGATTTTTAGAATATAGTAAAAATCCTGATGTAATAGCTAATAGAATAATTAATACAATAGGTTATACATTGAATAATTTGGACATTTATTATATATTAAAATATTCAATAAAAAAAGATTTTTTTATTGAAAAAATATTAAATTTAAAAAATTATGAATTGAATGATAATAATATATATCCGTTAATTGAATATTCATCTAACAGATATTTAACAGCTAAAGATATTATAAAATTAAAAGGAAATAAATTAAATATTAATGACATATATGCGATACTTTACTTATTTACAAATTTTTTATTTTCATTCTCTGATGCCGATAAACTATCAGCGCTAATTATAAAAGAAAAAGGTAATGATTTAAATTTAAACGAAATGATTTTTTTGATTGAATCATCTCAAAATCCTGACAATATAGCTAAATTAATTATTAATGAACCAAGTATTGGACTTTCGTATTATGAAATATATGCTATACTTGAAAAGACAAAAAATACTGATGAAATTGCCGAGTTAATAATTAATCAATTTTCACCTTTCACTATCCTGACTTTAGACCCTTATATTATAAATGCTTTAATTGTCTTTTCTAAAAATAAAGAACATATAAAAAACCTATTAATCCAAGCAGGTGTTGATAGAGAAAAGATTCCAGAGTAATAATATAGTATCAATTAGTTAATTCAGGAATTCGGAAACCATTATATTTATCAATAAAAAGTAATGGCGAACAAAAAGATATCCTATACAACAAGGGATTTTCAATCCATACGTACAGAGTTAATTAATTTTACAAGAACATACTATCCGGAACTTGTTGATAATTTCAATGATGCATCCGTATTTTCTGCTTTGTTGGATTTGAATGCTGCGGTAACAGACAACCTCCAATTCAACATTGACAGAAGCATTCAAGAAACGGTATTGCAATATGCTCAACAAAGATCATCCGTATTCAATATTGCAAGGACATATGGTTTAAAGATACCAGGACAAAGACCATCCGTTGCACTAGTTGATTTTTCCATAACGGTTCCGGCATTCGGAGATAAAGAGGATTTAAGGTATTGTGGAATCCTCAGAAGAGGATCTCAAGTAAACGGTGCTGGTCAGGTATTTGAAACTGTTTATGATATTGATTTCGCATCACCTTTAAATGCTGACGGATTTCCAAATAGACTTAAGATACCAAATTTCGATGCCAACAATAGGTTATTGAATTATACCATAGTAAAAAGGGAAACCGTTGTAAATGGTATAACCAAAGTATTCAAAAGAACGATTACGGCAAATGACGTAAAGCCTTTCTTTGAATTGTTTTTACCTGAAAAGAATGTTCTTGGTGTAACCAGCGTTTTATTGAAAGATGGGACACAATATTCAAATGTTCCTTCTGCACAGGAATTTCTCGGATTGGATAATAGATGGTATGAGGTAAAGGCATTGGCAGAAGATCGTGTATTTGTCGAAGACCCAACAAAGGTTTCCGACTCTCCAGGTATTAAAGTTGGCAAATACATTACAACTAGCAATAAGTTCATCACCGAATATACACCTGAGGGTTATATGAAAATGACCTTTGGTGGTGGCAGTCAATCAGCAGATGAACAATTAAGAGAGTTTGCCAGAAATGGTTTAACCTTAAATCTATACAAATATTCCAATAATTTCGCTCTAGGGAGCACTTTAAAGGCTAACAGTACATTGTTCGTGCAGTATAGAATTGGAGGCGGCACGGGCAGTAATTTGGGCGTAAACGTTATAAACCAAGTGGGGACAATTACATTCTCGGTTAATGGTCCATCCGCGTCCATAAATACGAGTGTAATCAATTCATTGAGTTGTACGAATGTAACGGCAGCCATTGGTGGTGCAGCTGCGCCAACGACAGAAGAGATTAGAAATTATGTTGGTTTTAATTTCTCTGCCCAAAACAGAGCGGTAACTATAAATGACTATGAATCGATAATCAGAACAATGCCATCCCAATTTGGCGCTCCTGCCAAAGTTGCGGTAACGGAGGAAAACAACAAGATTAAAATCAAAATGCTTTCTTTCGATTCAACAGGTAAATTAACTGAAACCATTTCGAATACGCTTATAAGCAATGTGGCTAACTATTTATCCAATTACAGAATGATAAACGATTACATATCCGTTGAAGTAGCAAATGTAATTGATTTGTCAATGAACATTGATGTTGTATTGGATAATAGTCAAAACCAAGGTGCAGTTATTGCACAGATTGCTGATACCATTTCAACTTATTTTGATCCTGGCAATATGCAAATGGGGCAGAATGTTTATGTATCTGAAATAAGGCGTTTGATTCAATCCCAGAATGGGGTTATTTCCGTATCTGATATTCAGGTATTCAATAAAGTCGGTGGTCAATATTCTTCATCTCAAACATCTCAAAGATATGTTGACACTGAAACCAAACAAATACAACTTATTGATGACACAATATTCGCTGAGCCAACGCAAACTTATCAGGTGAGATTCCCAAGCAAGGATATCAATGTAAGGGTTAAAAACCTAAAGACGGTTAATTTTTCTTGACTTTTACAATTTAATTGATAAATAAAATATAAAGATATCCCAGATGCCAAAATCATATAGAATAAGAACGCAAGTCGGTGTAGATAAGTCAATAAAGGTACAGCTCGATCAAGATTTTGATTTCCTTGAAATCTTATCAATTAAAGTTGTTCAGAACCAAATCTATACTAGACAATGCTCAGATTATGGCGTGGTTGTTGGAAGGGTTACTGCAAATAACGGATATGGTATTCCAAACGCAAAGGTTTCCATTTTCATTCCATTAACTGAAGCTGATTCAACCAATCCAATCATTGCTGATTTATATCCATATACCACACTTAGTGATTTGAACGAGGATGGGTATAGATATAATTTATTACCATATGTTAAGTCATATTCGGCACATAATCCAACAGGTACATTTCCAACAAGAGAGGATGTTTTAACCAATCCAACTCTAATTACCATTTTTGACAAGTATTTTAAGTACACAGCAAATACTAATGAAAGTGGTGACTTTATGCTTTTTGGTGTTCCTGTTGGTTCTCAGACAATACATGTGGATATTGACTTATCCGATATCGGCGAGTTTTCATTATCTCCACAGGATTTGATTAGAATGGGTGTAGCAACTGATGCGCAAGTTGCAGGAACCAATTTTAGATCATCTAGTAACTTGAATGAACTTCCACAGATTATTAGCATAAACAGAACAATCGAGGTAGAGCCATTATGGGGACAACCTGAAATATGTAATCTTGGAATCACTAGAACTGATTTTGACTTAACGGATGAAGCCAATATCACCATTACCCCAACAGCCATTTTTATGGGATCCATTGTGTCTGATATTGATGGTTTGGCTTTAAAGAAGAATTGCAAACCAAAATTCAGGCAAGGTCAGTTATGTAGATTGGCAACAGGACCTGGTGAAATACTTGCAATAAGACAAACGATTCAACAAGACGAGAATGGATTGCCCATTCTTGAACAGTATGAATTGGAAGGCGGTGGTCAGGTTATTGACGAAAATGGAACTTGGTTGGTTGATGTTCCAATGAATTATGACTATGTAACCACAAATGAATTTGGCGAAAGGGTTATATCTAATGACCCAACCGTTGGTGTTCCGACAAAAGGAAAATATAGATTTAAGATTAAATGGAATCAATCACCTAAGTTATCAGAGAATATAAAAAGGGCGTATTATTTGGTTCCGAATGTCAGAGAATATGGATGGAGCAGCGGTGGAACAATATCCAATACAACATTGGTAGATAAGTCATATGCGTTCAGTTTGGACTGGAATGAATATGCTGATGTTCAAGCGGCAATCGATTGTGAGGATACCTTTTATATGATGACATATAATAAGGTTTATACGGTATCACAGATGATTGACCAATATAGAAAAGGTACATTGCCTAATAGAATTATTGGTATTAAGAATATATTGGATGATGCTTGCGAAAGTGAAAACAATAAGTTTCCAACAAACGATTCATCGTTTAGGATGGATATTATTTTCTTGTTGTTTGGATTTGCAATGTTCATATTCAGACCTGTATTGTATGCAATGATTTTTGTATTGCACGTGGTCTATGTGATATTATCATTGAGAAATATTTTGTTTCCATTATTAGCTGGTTATGCTTTTGTACAATCAGGTCTTGAATTTTCAACATTAGCCGCTTCAGCTCCTTTTGCGATAGGTGTGGGACTACTCGCAATAGTTAAAGGTACTTTTTGGTTTAGTATCGGAGCTTTATTAATTACTGCTACAATACTTTTAAATAGATTAAAATTAAAAGGTATTAATCTACCAATATTATTATATGATCAATGTGAATTCTGTAGTTGTTCGGATCCGGAAGATTTAGATGATGGTAGTCAATTAAATGAAAATTCTCCAAATTTATCAGGAATACAATTAGCGTCACTAGAAATAGGTCCATACAATAATTCAAATTCGGATGAAAACACCCCATATGTTAATCAAATAATGGGTGGCACACCTTTAGGAAATCCACCCGCATTTGATATTACTTGTGCCACAAGAACCCCTTCATTGCTTGAAACTAGGGATCAAGATAATAATATATATTACTATTTTTCATCTAGTTTAACATTAGCCGAAAGAATAAATCTATTCAATACAAAGGCTAAATTCTTTAATGAATCTCCTGATAATCCGGGCGGTGGTGTAAACCAAATAAAAGTCAAATTTGACGCAGGTCCAAATCAGCATTATGATAATATAATGTTTATGCTTTGCACACCAGAGAGTTTGGCGAATCTACCTGCGGGTTTAATATTAACATTTCAAGATCCAACAAAGAGTGGTGATATAAATACAATAAGTGGTGCAACAAATCAATATGGAAACAATGCCATAACAGGTACAAGTTTGCATAATAAATCGGCATATACAGCATATGTAACATATGTTGATCCGTCAAACCCAAACCCAATTGTACAACCAACCAATACATATAATATTCCTGCACCAACGAGTGCTGATACATATTTCCATAAATTTCCAACCGATATTGAATATTTCCAAGTCATTACAGCAATGACTTATTCTCAATTTTCGGCACAAACTAGCAATACTTTACCAAATTCATTAAATTCAAGATTCTTGAATAATGATATGAGGATTAATAAGGTAAGCGGTACAACAAATTCCGGATGTGCAGAAGATGTATCAGATAACCCATTAACATCATTTGAAAATTATGAGAATCTTACTTGCGTATTTATGGTTCGTGGTGTAGACCCTTATTCCACTAGGGTTAATGCCGAGTATGATTTAAGTAAGATTTTTGGTTACAACTTTTTTAACAATATTATTGTATCAGGAAGTTATAAGATGAATATCCCTATTCAACCAGGATTTAAAAATGTAAGACATAATTTAACAGATAATGATATAGTGGATCCATACTCTAGTCTTTATTTGTATTATGATAGTTATGATTATGTGCCACAAAGTTTTACGGGATTCTCATCCAATTTAAATACTTTTTATTCAGCATTGGATAACGGTACAATTACATTTACACCAAGTGATTGTGGGACTTGTTTATCCGTTAGCAATGGTGCAACATCAACACCATATGGATTGTCTGTAATCACAGATAATGATTTCACTCAGGAATGGAATGTTCCATATTATATGTCCGCATGTAGTTGTACAACTTATACACATATAGTAAACACAGCAACCACACAAAATAGAGGTTATTTTATTTCACCAACAAGTAAGGGTGAGATTGTTGAAGGTGGATCATTAATGATAATGGAAGTTGATCAATTTCCAAATGACTTATATTATCCTTTTTGCGGAATTAATTTACCCTCTTTATTGTCTTTTAATCCTCAAGTAAGAACAACATATATATCAATTAAATATGACGGTACTATACCAATGAATTATGATGTTGGTGGGAGTGGTCGTCAAATAATTATGAGATCGGATAGATTGCCGATGTCCTCCAAATTAACAAATAATTGTGATTTAAGTTTTGCTTGGCAGAGCAATACACCATTAGGCATTTACGCTTTATCTGACGAATATGGTATATTCCAAGTACCCGCTCCAGGCTCACCTATTGCAAGTTATATACCTGGACCATCTGACAATGAGACACCACAAAACTTCACCAATCAACTCGTAAACAGCTTAAATAATTGTGCTGATTCTGTACCTCTTGACTGTTATGGTTTTCAAAACGGAGAATTTATTGTGAACAGTGGCTCTTGTGAAACATTCAATGGAAAAGACATTTTCAATAATGGGTGCTATCTTCTCATAAGCACTCCGTTATTATCGCTAGGTAAAGATGTTAAATTATTGACCGAATGGATTTCGAGAACAAGTATTGTATTTGGTGCATGCAGAAATGTATGGTCACATTTATTCACCAATAACTGGATAAATGGAACTCTATATTCATTTGCATTTGTAAATAATAGATTCTTTGATGAGAACAATCAACCATTTAGTGAGTTTTGTACAGATGTAATTCACTTTGATAATACCACCAACAATTTCTATTATAGAAGTAGTCCTTATTTCTCGGGAACAACATCTTCTTTCTTTGTTGGTCAAGAAGCGCCATCATCGAGTACTAATGTAAGAAACCTTTTATTCCCAACAACCATTATGGATTTGGGTCCGAGAAGCGCATATTTGCAGGAAATTATAATGTCTGATGAATATGATGGCTATATTATGCCCGATTTATCCACAACCACATTTACCGATGTAAGTGAGATATTGAATATCTTTATCATAAGCCGACTCGCTAATACAAGCGTTATAAGCCAAATGATAGGATTGCAGGGGTCAAACATATTCACATATTTCAATAGAAATAGATTGACGGTTGATGCTGATTATGCACAAATGATTTCAATCAGCTCCGAGCTTGGCGTAACCGAATTTGAACCTGAAAATTATCCTGAAGTGGTTGGTGGTCAAGATCCTGTTTACTTTAATGCTGGTGATACTGATGATGGTGTTATTGGTATATTTTTCTCATCCGACACACAAGTAAGAGATTTTATAACACCAAAAAGAACTATTATAAATGATGTTGTAATGGTCACAAACCTATGCGCTTTCAATAATTTTTATGGATTTTCACAAGAGGTTCCATTTTATCAATGGGAAATAAAAGATGGCGATCCTAATAATATCTTTGGCTCTCAAACAAATGATTGGTACACTAGCGGATTGACAAATAGTGGGAAAGCCTATTTCAGCTATAATTACCAATCAATGGATAGACTTAATCCCAATTCAAGGTATTTTAGAACCAATCCAGCAATAAGTCCTTATCCTAGAGATTCTAAAGGATATATTTATGCGTACAGCGCGACAACACCTAATGACGGTGGTTACTATCCATTACCTGATGGTCAAAGCCCTAGCAATAATCCTTTAACAAATATTATTACCGTTGGTGCACCATTTCATTTTTATTTTGGATTAAAGAAAGGCAAATCAGCATTTGATAGATTTGCTAGGAAATGGATAAAATTTGAAACAATCGAATAATGGGAAATATTGATGATACTAGAATAGTTTTAGGTTCGCTTAGGTTTAAAGGGGCGCCCGATACGGATACATCCGTTAGGGTTCCTCTTAATCAAAATATGAAAGAAATTGTTGAATACGATAGGACGATGGATATCGGACTTGAACAAGTATTCGACAACGAAAGACAGGCTTCCGACATAATGCGCCCAACGGCTAAGTTTTCGATTATCTTCAAGAACTCATATTCAGGTTTCACCAATTATCCGCCATTTGAAAACAATTTGTATTATTTGAATGCAGCAACTGCTGCAGCGGCACAATGTGAAGGAAATGCCCAATCTGTTTCTTGGACAGGATTGCCTCAATATAACGAATTTGATTTTATAAGAAACGATTATAATGTATCAGGTTATACGCAACCGCCAAATGAACATTTAATTTTTTCTCCTATCAGCGCATCATCATACAATTGGAACTTCTTTGTTAGTTATGCTTTCGAGAATGATTACAATAAGATATTGCAAGCATATGATAATAAAAGCGGAACTTATTTAAATTGGGTTGTTGGCGATGGTATTCCATTCATTATTGAAAATACAACATATAATGGTAGAGATATTATATCATTTAGATGTCCAATAAAACATGGTTTATCAACAGGCGAATATGTTAAATTAAGTTTTGATTATAATGGAAACGATTTGTTTCAAATTTATTCTTTGGGTGCAGAAACTTATGGTAGTGATGAATATGTTTTTTCAATAATAAATGTTGGATATACTGGAACAACATTTAATAACGGAGTTACTGGAACGGCGAAAAGGGTAATCAACAACGAAAATGAAACTGATACAATATCCGAATATTATGTAAGAAGACATAAGCTATTGACAAATCCTCAAGATGCTGTTATGGGCAAAGCAGGTTTC